TAGTCAGTATCTTAGAAAATCAGAAGTCAAGAACTACCTAGACCATGTGTACCTTAGTGCTGGCTACCGTAACCGCGATAAGATCGCTGAAGTTATGGATAACGTAATTGCTATGAAGCTAGAAGAAATGATGGAAACTGGTCTTGGTAGTACTAAAGATATTGCCGATCTGCTAGCAACTGCCCATAAAATGCGTATGGATGAGCTTAAAGCTATGACTGACCTAGAGAAGGTTCGCGAAGGTACTGTACGTAAGCAAACAAATGTTCAAATTAACACTGGCTCACCTTACGGAGAGGGTCAATATGGTGCTTTACTAGGTCAGCTTTTATCCCAGTAAACCTCTAGAGTATATAAAATTATTGGTCCTAGATGTATAAATCGCTAGAACCTACTTGTTATGGGTGAACCGAGCCTGCAGCTCTTTCCTAGTGCCTTTACACTAGGATAGCCCTACCAATAAAAGTCTTAAAGGAGACAAAATGGTTGTTGATGAAATTTATGATGTGTTAGTTTCACGGTTTGGAATTAATGAAGTATTTTTACCTAAGTTTCGTAAGCGTATAGAAGCTATTACATGGAAGCAGTTTATTAGTTACGTTATTATAGAAAAAATAAGTGGTAATGAATTAGCTATAAAGTGTTGCTACTCTGGGGCAGACTCACTTACCAAAGGACTCTACAGACAACATCCTAGTATACTAAAAGATAAGGGTAGAGTACACTGGATAAGTTATTTTTATGCTATAATAAATAAAAAACAGTGCTCACGTTGCAAGAGTATATTAGAATATACAGAGTTTACTAAGGATAGCTCTACAACAGATAGTTTTAGTAGTATTTGTAAAATATGTGATAATACTAAGCAAAATAGAAATAGAATAGTAAATAAAGATGCAGTCGTACTAGGTAAAAAATTATACTATGAAATAAATAAAGAGAGTATTTTGCTAAAGCGTAATAAATATTACCTACTAAATAAAGATAGTATTATAAAACAAAAGAAAAAATACTATCAAGAAAATAAGGCCAAGTGCAATGCTAGAGGAGCTAAGTACAGAGCCTCTATACTACAAGCGATGCCTGCTTGGGCAAACCAAGAAAAGATAAAACAGGTATATAAAGAACGACCAGAGAGTTATCACGTAGACCATATAGTTCCGTTACAAGGTAAACTAGTATGTGGTTTACATTGTGAATTTAATCTTCAATATCTACCAGCTAGTGAGAATTTAAGTAAAGGAAACAGGTTTGAAGTATGTTAAAAATTAGTAGGCCGGATATTAGTAGTACGGAAATTTCCGAATATCCAGTGGAAGATAGATTTATAAAGCTTCCAGTGCAGAAGTACGTAGATCTTCTTGGAATGAAGTTAAATGGACCACAAATTGCTATTGTTAATGCACTGAACAATCCAAAGTATCGCTTCGTAGTAGCTGCTGTTAGCCGCCGCGTAGGAAAAACAACCATAGCGAATATAATAGGACAGCTTGTAACACTAGTACCTGGCTCTAATGTTTTAATTATGAGTCCAAACTATGCTTTGTCATCAATTTCTTTTGAAGAACAACGTAAACTAATTAATCACTTTAAACTTGAAGTCGAGAGAGACAATGCAAAAGATAGAATCATTGAACTTAAAAATGGTTCTACAATTAGGATGGGGTCAGTATCACAAGTCGATTCTGTAGTTGGCCGCAGCTATTCGCTAATTATATTTGACGAGGCAGCACTAACCTCAGATGGTCAAGAGGCGTTCGAAATAGCACTCAGACCAACTCTAGATAGACCGGACTCTAAAGCTATCTTTATCTCGACGCCTAGGGGTCGAAATAATTGGTTTAGTACGTATCACGGATATGGATTCAATACAATTCCTGCTTTCAGTAAGTGGGCCTCTATACACGCAGACTATAAAGAGAATCCTAGAGTAAGTAGCTCTGATATAGAAGAAGCCCGCGCAACTATGCCTGCTTCTAGATTTGCCCAAGAATACGAAGCAAGCTTCACATTGTATGAGGGTAAGATATTCATGTTTGATGATAAAAAGTCAGTTATGCCAGTAGAACGCTGGGAGCATACAGAACGTATAATGGGCATGGATATAGGTTTTAAAGATGCAACAGCAATGTTAGTACTTGGGTATGACTACGATGAACAGAAGTTCTATGCATTAGACGAATGGCAGGGCTCTGGTAAAACTACTGAACAGCTTGCAGTAGAGTGTAAACAATTAGAAACCAAGTATGACGTACAAATGATATTTATTGATTCGGCTGCACAGCAAACCCGTTATGATTTAGCAGTTAATTATGATATTTCTACAATTAATGCAACTAAATCTGTACTAGATGGAATCGCCTATGTTCAGACAATTGTAGAGCAAGGAAATCTAATCGTAGATCCAAAGTGTGTACACCTTATAGCTGCACTTGATCAATTTAGATGGAATCCAAGTGATACATTGCTTACTGAAAAGCCAATACATGACAAATATTCACACATGGCCGATGCTCTACGGTACGCCTTATATAGTTATCGATCAAATGTAGGAAATTTCTAGAAAATTTTCATAATAGTACTACGAAAATTGAATTGAAATTGTTTTCGTAATGTGGGATAATAGCGTTATTATGTTAAAAGTAAAATTTTCAGGAGCAGTTTAATAGTGGCCGCAAATACAGGTAAGAAGTCCGAATTAAAGCGGGACGAAATAAAATATGTCCGCGACCGAGCTAAAGCTAGGTATCCAAAAGGTACTTGTTGCGCTATCTGTGATACTACGGATAATTTAGAGTTTCACCACTACTCGTCCCTTACCCTACTATGGGAGAAGTGGAAAGTTACTACTGGTATCTCAATTGACGATGTTGATGACGTAATGTTCCATCGTGATACATTCATTGCTGAACATGAGAAAGAATTATATGAAGATGCCGTTACACTATGTAATGGTCATCATGTAAAACTACATACAATCTATGGAGCCAAGCCAGCACTTCATACAGCAGCAAAGCAAGCTAACTGGGTTAAAATTCAATACGGTAAGTTGCATAAGGAGTAAAGATGGGACTTAAGTCTTGGATTATTGAGAAATTAAACCCTGCACAGGCTGAGATCGCTAGAAATGAAGGAGATATACCTCCTGATAATACTATCACTTTCGAGCAAGCTTATGATAGACTAACTTCTGTTAGGCGTGCAGTTGATATGATTGTCAATGGTGCTTCCAGTTTTGATGTAGATGTTAAAGACAAAATTAATGGTTTAGTAACACCAACAGTTGGTACTAGAAAATCCAAAGTAGAAAATCTACTTAACTTTCAACCTAATCCTTATATTGATACTAGTAAATTTCGTAGGCTAATTTATATCGACCTAGTACTTACAGGTAATGCCTTTATATACTATGATGGCGTATATTTATATAACTTACCATCTAGTCAAGTAGAAATATTAACAGATCCTTTAATTTATGTAAAGGGTTATAAGTATAACGGTGTAGTAGACTTCAAAGCAAGCGAAGTGTTACATATCTCAGACAATTCTAGTACTAGTATCTATAGAGGAACTTCTAGAATGAAGTCAACTTCAGATACTCTAACAGTACGTAGTGATATGACGGCATTCCAAGGTAACTTCTTCAAGAATGGAGCAGTACCTGGGTTAGTTATTAAATCTCCTAATGTACTTGGCGATAAAATTAAAGCTCGTATGATAGAGTCTTGGCAATCTCAGTATTCCCCAACTAAGGGGGGCAAAAGACCCCTAATTTTAGATGGCGGACTAGACCTAGATAAGATTACAGATGTTAACTTCCGCGAATTAGACTTTAAAGATTCAATAACTTCTAAAGACTTAGAAATTCTAGTAGCTTTAGGAGTTCCAGAGGTACTTATAAGTTCTGGTAATAATGCAAATATCACCCCAAATCTCAGACTCTTTTATATGGAAACAGTTCTACCACTAGTTAGGATGGTAAATTCTGGTTTCGAAAGATTCTTCGGTTACGATCTTGAGCCAGAAGCTTCAAAAGTTTCAGCAGTACAACCAGATTTAAAAGATGAAGCTACGTATCATAGCACACTTGTAAATGGTGGAGTAATTAGTCCAAACGAAGCAAGGGCTGAATTAAGATACGATGCCAAAGCTGGGCATGATGACCTACGTGTACCTGCAAATATTGCTGGTAGCGCAGCAGGTGAACCGGGTGGAGGAGCCCCTAAAAAAGATGCAGATAAATAAGAAATTTGAGCTTATCTCCGGTTTCTCGATTGAGAAAGCGGTAGATTCAGATGAACTTCGTATTGTTGGTTATGCCAACACTACTACAAAAGATAGAGTTGGTGATGTTGTTGCAATGGAAGCATGGACTAAGGGTGGTATTGATAACTACAAGCTAAATCCAATTATCCTAGCATACCATAATCACTCTAGACCGATTGGTACAGCAGAATCCTTATCCATTGATGAAAAGGGTTTAAAGATCACTGCTAGAATCAGCAAAGCCGCTGGAGAAATTTACCAGCTAGTACAAGAAGGAATCCTTAAAGCTTTTAGCATTGGATTCCAAGTTAAGGATGCAGATTACGATAGTGCTACAGATATTTTCGTAATTAAAGATCTAGAACTACTTGAAGTTAGTGTAGTTTCTGTTCCGGCAAATCAGGATAGTCTATTCTCAGTCTCTAAAGGCTTTGATAGTGAAGCTGATTACTTAGAATTTAAAAAATCATTTAACCCACCAGAGGAAAACCTAGAAGAAATTGCTAAAGAGCAAGAGACTCAGGAACTCCCCGAAGTAGAAACACAAAAGGAAGAAGAAATTATGGATAAAGACGAACTACAAAAGATGATTGCAGAAGCTACCGCAGCTGCTGTAACTAAAGGTATTGAAGTTGGACAGTCCGGAGCAGAAAAGCTCCTAGCTGATGCAGAAAAGCGTATTAAAGAATCAGAAGCAGCAGGTGCAGTAAACCTAAAAGCTGTTGACGATCTACGCGCTGCTCTAGCAGAGAAGGCAACTGAAATCGAAGCTCTACAAAAGAGC